ATGATCACGATTAATTATCAGACATTCGGAAACAAAGGTTTCCAGCTTAGATTAAGGCTCTACCAAAGTGGTGAGACCAAATTTATCAATGTGACGAAGCTCTTGAAAGGTGCCATCCAAAAACGTCACTGGAACCAAAGAAAACAGCTTTTTATTCCAAGCTGTCCATTTAGTGATGAAAATAATGCAATGCTTGTCCAATTCCGGCAAAGGTATGATGAAATGGCAATCAACTGGACCGGAAGCGTGTTTGGTATGATTGCGGCCATGGATGATACTCCGGCCCCATCAGAAGCCATGACAGTTGCCGGATTCATTCAGGTGATAGTTGGCAGACTGAATGAAAAACGACATACGGACGGTACAATCAAAGGAAGTTTTGAAGGGTATGAGAAATTGGAAAGACGCATTAAAGAGTTCTGCAAGTATAAAAAAATCAAGTATTCAAAACTGCTTATCTCAGAACTTACAGCCAATACCATTAACAACCTATTGGAATGGGTTGAGAAAGTGCGTAAAGGCAAGGGGCGTATATATATTTCCAAGATGCTTCATGCCATGATAACGAAAGCGGATCAGGACGGGTACTTAAAAGCGGATGACTTTAAAAAATGTAACTGGGTGCAGAAAGCGAAGGGCAGTTCTCAGAAAAGTAATACGCTTACAGAAGAACAATGCAAGAAGTTCTCTCAGCTTAATCTTGATGAAATCTCTTGTTCTCCATTAAATGAATTGTACCGGGATTTTTGCCTGTTCATTCTTTATACGGGACAATCCGCTTGTGATGCCATATCTCTTAAATATTCTGACATTAAGAAAATTGGAGGTGTTAGTCATTTCGTATTTAAACGAAGGAAAATAGCCGATAAACAAATCGTACCTTGCACTGTTCCAATCAATGAAGAATTGGATAGAATCATGCTCCGGTGGCGTCATTTAGCTAAGGACGGATATATTTTCCCTATTCGTAACAAAGAAAAGTTGCGGACACAGGGGACTAACAATGGTGACATTAAACACTTTATAGGAAAGGTAAACTATTGGTTGAAAAAAGTGGGCAAAGCTCTCGGGTGCACTTTTCCGTTACATACATATACATTTAGACATACCGCAATTACTCATTATATAAGTAAGGGTGTGCCGGTCATATATGTGGCGAATATGATGGGAACAAGCGTAGATAATTGTGAAAAAATATACTACAATAATCAGGGTGATACATCCAGCCGGAATAAGGTGCTGGCGGCTATGAGGTTTTGATTGGGTATAGCAAATTTTGTTTTTATCTTGCTAACTTTTTGGGATAATATAGATTTTGTTGTATATTTGCCGCTCATAAAATAGGCCCAAGTAGCTAAATGGAGATAGCGGCCCTCTTACTAAGGGCGGGGTCCGGGTTCGAGTCCCGGCTTGGAATATCCATTAAGCCAATATACTTCAAAGGTAGGAGCAATCCTACCTTTTTTTATTTGTAATAATTCATGCTCAATTATCTTATTTTAAAATAATCCTTTTCTTACTTTTTTCATACATTCCTCACGTCCCCAGCATTCAATAAACGTATTTGGATTATTGGGATTCAAAAATGGTCTGAAAGCACGTCTGAAGTGTTTCATTTGTGTATAAGCGTTTTCATCTAAACCTGCCCATATATCTATGTACACAGAATCAAAAACACCTTTTAATTGACTTCTTGCTTTTTGATAATCAAATACATCATAGTTGAATACTGATATTTTATCATGCACTGGAAGGTATTGCTCAGCCATCTTCCACAAATTGATAAGATTGATATTCTTTTCCCATATTGAGATATGTTTTATTTCACCATTCTCTATCTTAGGTATTAAGTTTTTTGTTAGTAACCCGATTCCCAATCCTCCTATCAGAACATTCCCGTGAGCCTTATCTACAAACTTTTGGTTGGTATTCATTTCGTATGGCGTATCAGACATTACTAACTCTCCGGCTATGATTAGCTTGACGTATTTGCCAGGTGATATGAAACTAATAGGATTTGAACAATGCCGTAAATTAAACCACCTTGCATCAGTATTTGTAACTTCAAATAATTTTATGGTTACATCGTTCATTGATAATTCATCATTATTACCAAAATGACTTATCGCTTTTTTCCATTCTTTACATACTCCATCCATTGTTATTGTTTTAAGATAAATACATATATCCTTTAGTAACTTTTAGTGCTTCTTCTTCTGTATCAAACATTAATGTTGATTCATTCTCATGGCCATAACAGATAGATTTAACCCTTATCCACCATTTGTAATTGCCACTTCCATAATCATCGTAATAAGGCTTTCCGATGACTTCTGTAACATAATTTTCCAGTAAGTTCATTTAATCCAAATCATTAAAATCTTCTATGTCATATTCCCAATCCATTGCATCCGCTTCATGTATATGGTCCGATAACCATTCGGAAGCTGTCTGTTCTTCATTATTAAAACTATCAGGGTCAACTTCTCCACCTTTATCGTAACAATTGGATAATGCTTCGTAAACCTCATCAGATACTTGTACGTTGCTCAATCCTACTGTGTATGTTACTTTTACCGTTAAATCTTTAATCGTTTTCATAATCTATTTGAGTATTGGTTTGTCTAATGTGATATTAGGAGGAAGAGAACTGATTTTATTAGCAATTTTGCGGTTCCATTCTTGTTCTACATTTGATATAGCTTCCATTATTTTGCCGAAAAGAACGACTGGAATTTCATCGCAACAAGGGTCTATGAAAGAGATACGCCCTTTTTCATCTATTTTATACCGTATTAAAAGCTGTTTACGGTCATTTTGTTTTTTCTTTCTATTCATATTTACCAGTTTATTATTCGTTTATATTTGGAATTTGACCGACTTTCATATAGTAATCCATACTTTCATGCAAAGAGGCTTCTTTCCCATTTATCATATCAACCACACAATTCCATGAACGCATTATGTTTCGATCTAAACATGATTTTCTTTTAGGAGAATCTAATGCGTTTGCTACCATCCGAAGAGTATTGGCTATTTCTTTTAATTCCCAAAGAGGAACATTTACCATTTTTGATTTGCTCATCACTACTTTTGTTAAATTATTTTATAAATGCACTCAATCAACAACAGGAAAAAAGTGAAGACAGAAAGAGATTGCCAGAATCTGATTTCCTTTTTATTTTTATCTTTTGACTGCTTGTAAATTTTGTCAAATAGTTTTTGACAATCATCTTTATAATGCTCAAATTTCTTTTCAACATAACCTGTAATGTCATCAACAATGGCATACTTAATTTTTTCGGGAACAGATATAGGATATCCCCTTTCACCATAATTAAGTTCTGATATAACATGTCTTCCTCTTAGTTCTTCCACCCCTCTTATTTTAAATTCCAGTTTAATATGATTCATGCCATTTGATAGATAACTCCTGAATTTCTTTTCAGCAAGTGTTTCTATTTTTTTGGCATTCATTTTTGCCATACGTTCTATTTCAAGAAAATATTTTTCATCTACGACATAAGCGGATGAATCAAATTTATATCTAAATTTTATTTTGTTCATTTCCCCTTGTTATTAATCATTACCAATCCCCACCGTCATTTGATATGCCATCAATAGTAGTTACACTGTTTTCAATGTTGCTACCTCCATATTGTGTAAATTCCGGTGTAGGATTATTTTTGGTATCTCCTCGCATCATTACATGAAGCGAACCATTTGCTGAATATAACCAAAGACGCTTACCATCCTTTTCCCACTTCTTAGCAAGTCGTTTCAAAGAATCAATCAACTTACATTCTTCGGGAGTGCATTCGACCCCCGCTTCTGTTTGATATTTGCTCATTATTTATCCGTTTTTAATTTCTTATTCATTTCTTTTTCCGCTGCTTTAGCACCTTTCTTGAAACCTTCTACAAAACTGTCAAAGCAAATTTTGCTTATTTCTGGAGTGCATCTTCTCAAAAACGGACAAATAGAGCATCTTTGGCTGAGTCCGGCTGATTTCTTTGCTATTTTCGTTACGTTTTTCATTGATTATTCTATTTGATTTGAATTAATAGGCAGTTTTATAAAACACATCCACATAGTTTTTCCATGTCTTCCTGTTGTATGGCCAAATAGCGGTTGCCGTTCGATAGCATTCAAAACTTCTCTGACTGTTATCTGTTCTTCGTTCCATTTAAAAATCAAAACTCCATAATCTTCTAAAATACGAAAACATTCATCAACACCTTTCTTTAATATTCTTGGCCAATCTTTAGGTAATTTCCCATATTTTTTAGCTAACCAACTTTCTTTGCCGACATTTAAAAGATGAGGGGGATCAAATACTACCATTTTAAATGATTTGTCCGAGAATGGCATATTGGTAAAATCTGATATGATGTCTGGATGAATTTGAAGTTTACGTCCATCACACAGAACACATTCCTCTTTTCGTATATCGGCAAATAAAGTTAGAGGATTATGCTTGTCAAACCAAAACATCCGGCTTCCACAACAAGCATCCAATATAATTTTTTTATCTGTCATTGCTTATTTATTCAAATTATGATTTATACTTCATTTTGCAATTTTATCAAAGAAAAAGAACCTTGTATATTGGTGTTTTGCTCAAAGAAACGGCAAGCCCTTTGACTATTCAATCTTTCTTTTCCAGTTCCCTTACATACTCCATTAGATATTACGGCAAAGTGTGGATGATATGTTGATTCCCAAAGATTACCCGGAATCCAATGTCTGCAACTTGAACAGTAGTGTTTACTTTTTCTCATGATTAATCTATTAATTCAAATTCGTGAACAAAGACGTATAGTTTTCCACTTCTATACGTCTTTGCCAAATGTTTTCTGTTTTAAAGAACTATTTCCCAATCTTTAGCAAATACATCACTGATAGATGGAACCCATGAGTCGGCACGTCCGGTGTTTTCGTTGTAGATAAGACACTGGTTCGTGTAATCTATATAGCCATTACTCTTCATAATTAAGTCTTTTGCAGACTGTGGAAGAGATTGCATGCCAGGTATTGTCTTTTCTGTGATAAGGGCCGGAACTTGTTTAATTACCCATACCCCTTTATTATACCAATCCTCTCTACGAATAGCAAGACCAAACTTCAATGCCTCAATAGCGATACCGAAAGACATTCTTGGAAGTACTGTAATGTCCTTTTCATTTTTGGCGATGCCAATTCTCTGTTTAAGGATTGTTCCGTACCGTTCCATAAGTTTACGTTGCAACCAAAGTAAGAATGCAGGATAATCATCTTTGATTGTTTCACGGAATTTTTCAGAATCTACAAAAACAGCGCACTTCTCGAACTTTTCCATCAAATCAGAATGTTCGATGTGCAAACGGTCAAGGAATGTATCAGCTACTTTATATGATTTCTTAAATTCATCTTCTGGTACCCACCCCTCAAATCCATCTTCATATACAACGTGATAACCGTTAAGGTCTCCTTCTCCATTTTCTACCATTTCACCATACTGAGATTGCTTTGTAAGATGATAGAATTCATTAACAGTCATAGGTTCTGCTTCAATCTGTTTTGTTCCAATGTACTTTTTCATATTACGATTAATTAAAAATGTTATTTACTATGTTTTAATCTTGTGATAGCATCTTTTTTAGAATACGCCATCACTTTCTTTCCTTTCACTGTAAACTCACGTAATTCACGATGTTGTGTCTTAGGTCTGTAGTTAGGATTGAATCTCATACCACGACTGGGATTTTTATCCATATACACGTTATTTCCCGAAGCAGCCAAACTCATCATCATGGCTGTCTCAAACATTATTTGTTTTAATCTGCCCATAAGTTAAATCTTTGTTAGTGTTGAGAAATCTTCCAACTCCTCTTTAGCAATAGCTTTGATGAGTCGGATGTCATTCTTGCTAAATTCAAATGTCGGAATGTATTTTAATACCGGATAATACAATGTGCCACAGTCTGTTTCTTCTACTTCCATATCAACTGTAGCGTTTGCCAGTGTCTCAAGTAAAGATACGAGCAATGCTTTGATTTCTTCTGTTTTACTCATTGATTAATTTCATTTTAAGTTCTACTCTCTGAGGGCCGTCCTCCCATGTTACATCAGGAAAATCATCAGGATTAAGGTTCACCAAACATTGACTCCATTCCCCAAACCATTTGAATCTTACAGGCTTTTTATCAAATAATCTAAGTGTACCTCGCTTATCTCTGGCAACCCAAGCATAGTATGTTCTACTTGTTTTTTCCATTGCTTTGTTCTTTTAAATATTCTTTATTAAAATGCCTATTCTGAATAAGCCAATCTATCATAGAAACACAACATTCTATTGGTGTTTCCTCTATGTGTGTTCCAACTAAACAATCTGCTGTATATCTTCTTATTGATAAATTATATCCTGAGCTATGTTTAATCAATTCTGGATGGTGAGATTTAAATCCAGGTTTAGGATCTGGAATCTCGTTTGGCATCATTTCTAATAACCGTGACAGGCTCCATGCTGGTATAATGTCCCGATTCATACGTGCAGAGAACCAATTGCCAGCATTTATATCCCTTGTCAGAGCATGAATGTAGTATTCACCAGCTTCAGGTAATGATGATTTTTCCAGATACATATCCGCAGTTTTCGGTTGTAATCCTAATGAAAGAAGCCTTTGGGATTGCTCTTTTGTTGTACATATATTGCTTTTGAAACTCATTGCTTGTTTTCTCATTTTTCTTTAATTTGATCTAATAATATTTGTTTTCTATTTTCAATGAAGTTAGAAAAGTCTTCAATTGAAAAATCATTATTATTGTTGTTTCGATTTCCTAATGTATTTATATCAACTCCGAATGATACTCTTTTTATAGTTCCTTTTTCGGCATAATATTTGTCAGAAACATCATCTACATTTAAATATCCACTATCTTTCATATATGTTAATCGACTTTCTGCAAAAACAGAAAGTGAGATTAATATATTTACAAAATCTTCTATTGTCATACTAAATCTCTTTTCTCTTTAATCTAATATCTGAATTTAGTGCAGTGAATAACTGCAAGTTCTTTATGAACTCTACCATCACCATCCAACTCCTGCTTACCTATATCTCTGTCAAACCATTCAATAAAATCAATAGGGTCTAAACCATCATTGCAAGCAATATTATAAATGTCTATTCTTTTATCGTTATCCAATGTAACATTATAGCAATAATGGTACTTGTTGTCATCACCATACCACTCTGCTCTGTGAAATGATACTTTCTGAATGCCGACACAGTGTTTCGCAGTCAGCCTTGTTATTTCTTCCTGTGAGCTTCTGTATGGTCTTCCCTTCCATTGTCTGATAGAGAGGATCGCTTCACCTTTTAGGACCTCTTTTATTCGTTTTTCCCATAATGGATAGTTTGTACATATAATGTGTACTTTCCTTTTTGATAAAAATGAGGACTTAAAATCAGTTGGTTTTCCAGCGTTTCTGTGATTTTTTGGGAAAAACTTTGATAAAATTATTACATGCGTTTTCATTCATTTTCTTCCATTTTTGCTTTCATATTTATAGTTTATTTATGTTCAACACTGTATCCAAACAAGGCAAAATCACCTTTTATTGGGTCATTAGGAAATATCTCTCGCATAGCATTAGTAATCTCTACAGCTGTTTTCATATCCGCTTGTTTTCGGTTTGTTAAACCAAGCTCCAGTGCCATCTTATGCACGTGAGTATCAAGTGGAATAATGAGGCTGTCAGGACTAATCTTTTGCCAAATCCCCATATCAACCGGGCTACCTGGCCTGACCATCCACCGCAGGAACATACAGAGTCGCTTACAGGCAGAACCCTTGTCATAGTCTGGAATACCTTTGATGTCGTGGAAATAAAGAGAAAGAGCCTGTATGGGCGTTTTATCAGACCAAGCTGCCACCATATCTTCCATACGTTCAAAATCTTCATACAGTCTGTGTAGGCGGTTGCCCAGTTGGTATAAATCATCATAGGTTAGGAAGCGGTAAAAATTCCTATGGTTATTGTGGTAGAAGTTGTACTGCTTCGTCATTACCCAGCAATAGGGGTCATTGCAAAAGTCCTTGTCCAACCAGTCGGCAGCCTTGATAATTGCCTTACGATTTCCGAAAGAGATCCAAGAGGTAATAAAACCGCTGATTTCGGCTCGTTTCCCGATATACTTTCTTGGAAACTGCACAGGATCGTCAGTAATAAAGGCTGATGTTTCGTATTTATTGGCCCACTTAACTAACTGTTGCTGAATTGTATCATTTGTTATTGTCTTTGATTCTTGTTTAATTAAGGTATTGCCGGAATTATTATCTATGTAGGTATTTGTGTTGACTGATTTTCTTTGGTCTTTTAAAACTTTATGCCAAAATTCAGCACTAATGCTTGTAAACAAATGCCGATGTTTGACAGTAGCTGTTTGAGATTGACTAATAATCTTTTCAATATGTGTGTTGTGCATTCTCTTTTCAATGTCAACACCAATCTCTTCAATTTGACATCGACAATTGATTTTAATGTAGCAAAATCCTATTTCGGCAATATTTCCGAAAATGAACATGTCAGATAGAAAAAACGGGTTCGCGATTTGATAAATTCTCATGATTCACTTATTTTAAACTGTGTGTTTTCCCCACAATATGTTGCATACTTGCCTCTCTTTCTCAGTCGATGGATTTTGTAAGTGCCATTTATATGAGTCACAACCACCACACGGACGAAAGCTGAATAACTTTTGATTGATGTGAGATATTGGCTCTGATATATTTGCGATAACCTTGCATTGTTCAGATTCGCCAAGCCGAATACTTCCATTCCAGCTGACAAGAGGGAGGCAGAAGCGTTGGTAGTGTTCCAACAATGCTCCTATACCGATTCCTTGTATAACTTTTACTTGTGCTAAAATAAGCGATGAATTAACGCATGAAGGAAAATCATTCATGCGCTTAGCCTCTTCGTGCCATTTACCATTGCAAGCACGCCCCAAAGGTTTTATCCGAATGTCACTTGGCTTATCACATATAGCCACTTTATCTCCGAATAATCGCAAAGCTTTTAAGTTTGGTTTATGTACTTCATCATAGTTCGCATATAAACCCTTAAACGAGGAAATTTGCAAGAAAAAACCACGCCTTTTTGCCACCACCTGAGCAAATTTCTCAGTGAATGTGTGGTCTTTGAGAAATGTACCGTTAGACAAAACCGAGACCGAAACAAAATCGCTGTTCACCAGTACCTTCAGAAAATCAAAGAAGTCAGGATGAGAAGTCGGCTCCCCTCCAGAAATCATCACAACTTTTGAACCAATGTTCTTCGCAAACCGTAAAGCCTGAATGAAAGTGTCCTTACTCATCATTTCATTACGTTCAGGCCCGGCATTTTGCATACAGTGCGGGCAATACAATGTGCAATGCTGTGTTATATTGATAATCATATTGTTTTTATATTTATCTAATCCAGTCATCATAAATTTTTTCCCAATCATCGAATAGCCCGACTCTTGCTCCAAATGCGTTATAGCATTGTTCCACCGTTTCTTTAGGTGGGAGATAACGCCCGTCACTCAACATCATATAGCCTTCGTTGATTTGTTGTTGAAGCAAATCCATATCAACTGGCATGATTTCGTCCGGGAATAGAACAACATTGCCTTTGCTTGTTTGATAACTGACTCTTGGCAATTCATAGTGCCCATTCTGTCCTGTAAGCAAAGAACACAATCCTATTTCTCCTGTAATAAGATGAACTTCTGTGTTTGGGGCATTGATAATCATAAAATAAGCGTTCTCATCGTTCTTAAAATGATTTACACACCTGCTAACTCTTTCAGCATCACATTTTCTCATTCTTTCGTCAAAATGAAGTCCTGTTTCATCGTGATGTTGAATATAGTTTCTAACTTTGTTCCACGTTCTCACAGATAAGAACTTTGGAACAGGTAAATTCAGAGTTTTTTCGGTTCCGTCATCATATTTAAGTTCGTGTTGAACATAATGTCTGCGGGCTTTCATAAGATACATATCGGTAATATCAAAGCTCTCGTCATAACCATTAGTCGTGGAATATTCTTCAAGAATGACGCTTTCACTTGCGGCAACTTCATCTACAATCTTTTGAAACTCTGATTTAGCATTAGTCAGCAAGTGCTCTGTATTCATTTTATCCTGCATGGGGATTTGTGCCACAAGTTTTATCGGGTATTCTCTTTTATCCGTATCATAGCACATATTTTCCACGATACCACACTTTACTTTTCCACATCTTTCGTGAAAGAAATCCATTGTGCGTAAAACATCCTGATTACTTAATTTTGTTGGCTGGGTTACAAATAATACATAGCTTACTTTTACCCGGCTAAGAAGTTCAATGTGAACATTAGTAACACTTGGGGGCGTATCTATAAGAACAAAATCAGGATTAATCTGCCGCAATTTTTTCTTGGCTAATTCAAGGTATTGACGAACCATTGATTTTTCCAAGTAAATAAACTTGTTAAACATATAACCCGAGGAGTGTATCCAAATATTTTCTTGTGGATGCTCGCTCTCAAATTCCGTATTCATTGATGGAGTATTGATATCCGCATCTATAATAAATACTTTATGCCCTTTCTGAGAGAGAAGTCTCGCTATATTTGCAGTGGTGGTAGTTTTTCCAACACCACCTTTTCCTGAATATACTATAATTGCTTTCATTACACTATTTTTTATCTTCTTTAAATACAACACATGATGTCTCTTTCAATTCTGGAAACATATATGATGGTATGGTCGCTATTTTCCTTGCATTTTCCCAGCAATACAATCTCTTTTCTTTGTTGAATACAAGCTGCGGAGTGTCGTAAAATAGGTGGATGGCACCTCTTGAACAACAACCGTCTTCATCACATTCAGCTTCATCGCGAGCTATCCATATTTTATAGTCCTTTTCCATATTGCTTTTTTGCTTAAACATTATTGATTATCTTAGAAGCATCGGCTTCTTATACGATGCCAATAGATTTTCTTTTTGAAGTTTTGTGGACACAGAGGTTTAACCTTGGTATTCCACCCCTCACGACATTGTAACCTCTCACTTTGTATCAGATTGTTTTCATATTCCATAAATCCCTTTACCGTTTCAGTAATATTGTTAGGATGAATTTCATATATTTCATTTACTACCATAAAATATTGATTTATTTTCTGTTAAAATCTGCCGGTATTTCACCAAATGTTCTGTTGTCCCATTTTACGACTTCTATCTCATCAATCCAATATGCCATAGCTCTGAGGTATATTTCAGCCTTCATCAGTTTATCATTGCGTTTGCCTGAAGCGGTACGTTTGTTTTTGAACCAACTGATTGCTGTCGTGCTATCGGAAAAAATAACTTTTGGATGGAAATCATGTTCTATGATGTATTTTACGGCCTCTACGATTGCAAGGAACTCACCAATATTAATGGTTTGATTGCCCAAATCACAGTAAAATAATGTTTTCCCGTTTTTTAGGTCAACCCCCTGAAATTCCGTTTTACGGTTTTTTGTCGAGTGGGCGGCATCAACGGCTATACCTTCATTGAGACTAATCATATTGCAAGACTATTAATTGATACTGTTTTCATCATCTAAAATAAAATCAGGATATTTGAATTTCATTCTTTGCTCCATTGAAAGAGAAGAATAAATCCTTGCGTAGTTTACCATTTCGGTCTGTTTTTTATCCAGCATATCCATAGTGACAAATGTATTGGCTTGCAATAATTTTCTGTGTTTGTCCCACTGGAGCAGGGCTACACCATCGTTGACCGGGCCAAAAATGTGTACTTTGTTACGAAATACTGAACGTGTTTCTATCCAAGTCATTGAAAGATTGCGTTTCATGTAAATCGCAATAACATCGACCAATGATTTGGAAAGTTCTAATTGTGAACGCATTTGCCAATCGCAAATCTTACTGAAACGGTTTTGATACCTGTGAAAGAAATGTGACGTGAACTTAATAGCTTGTTGGCTTTGAATATAAAAAGCAATAGCACACATTCCTTTTGATGTGTCCATCAGTCCGATATGAAAAGAAGTCCAGTCCCATCTCTTTTGTTGACCCTTGCCAGTCTGAACATAAACTAATATACCAAGATAAAGATTTCCACGTTGTGATGTAAAAACTTTAGTAATTGCTACTTGTAGTTTCTTACGACGCTTCCACAAATACTTTACAACATAATCCGTCTGGTCAAAGTTGATAGTTTGAATTTGAATATCTTGAAGGTCTGCATAATATTCTTCAAACAATTGACCACTTGACATTCTTTCTTCAAACATTGCTGTGGGATTGTTCATACAGACGTTTAACAATACAGGCAGAATTGATAAAATCCTCAGCCACACCATGTGCATTTTCAAGGTCAACACGTCCACGAAGATTGTCGGCGATGGCCTTTATCTCACGTTTCCTACGTTCTTTGCTGGAAGGGTCATAAATAATGACCTTGTTGCCGAACTTCACGGTAACTAAGAATACATTTTTCCTACAGGTCGTTAAAATAGTGCCGGTAAATTTTATAATAGATGCAGATTTTACGATGAAGCCTTCTTCGTTACGCATTGGAATCAAGGTGCAGCTATAAAGAACATTTGGAATAATGTCTTCGGAAATGGCCGGGTCAATGAATACAATCTTCTTTTTGACAGTATCTTCCCTACACCCTCTCCAGCTGCCATTGGATTTAGTTACGAAGCCATACAATCTGTCTTGCATATTGTTAAGTCCTTTGTAGAACTTGATATTCGTTTTGATTTTCTGTATCATTTTATTCATTTTATCAATTAAGACAGGATAAATAAAAAGGCCCTGCACCATGTAATAGTACAGAGCCTTAAAGAAGTTTTATTAACAAACCTTAAAATCGGGTCGGATAATAATTAATAATCGGCACGTTCATCACGCTTTATTTGGTCCACATCCGGGATTATGTGTTTTCCGGATGAATCAAGTTGTTGAATCAATCTGAATGGCTTATTGATATTGGACATTTGTAAACTGTCTATGATATGGGTCTTTAATTTTCCATTGACATTTTCAGTTACAAAAAATTCATCATAGCCATTTGCATGATTGTAAAATTGAACTATCAGGACTTCATCATCCTGAATTTTCAAATATTGCCATAATTGTTGGATTTTAAATGTTGCGTCCATGATATACTGCTTTTAATCAATTATAATTCTAAATCGTCTGCAAAACAATTGGAGCATAAACCATTGGTACGTTCATGGCATTTTTTTGTAATGCGTATTCCGCAACGGTTGCAAAACAATATTGACTCATTCCTTCCATGAAGTATTTTATTAAGGTTTGCCTTGCTGATATTATATTCTCGTTGCAGGGCCCTCATTACTTCAGGAAAGTTGTAATTCTTATCTTGATGCTCCAACCAATGTAGTCCGCTTGTCAACCTTTCATAGTCTGCACGGATAAGGAGACTGCGAATATAAGTTACATTAAGCAGGCGTTGTGAATTAAATCGTTCTAATATAGCCAACTCAATGCCTAATAATTCACTTGCTTTTTCCAAATCCTTTGGACGTAAGTTGAATTGAACAGAATCAGAAACTCCCATGCTATTCTATCTTTTGGAATGAAATAGTCAGAACCGGCTTATATTTTTCGTCAACATCAATATTATAGAAGTAGTCTGACAAAAGGTTTAGCATTACGCGGTTGCTATTCTCATGAGACATCTTATCCCAGTCAAGTCCCATCTCATCTGATAATGAACGGGCCGCTTCATAAAATGGACTTTCTTTGGGAATTTCGTTGACATCGACAGGTGCATTATCTCCAAATAAGTATTTGGAAAGGCTGAAATAATCACCAATTGCTTTTTGGGATTTTTCCAATAATTCTTTTTTTGTTGCCATAATGGATTGTTATTATGACACTGCTCTCATCAATTAATAAAAGACAAATCGCAATGGATAACTTCGCAAACGGCAAGAAGGGTCTTGATAGAAAGTGGAGCCACATATTTGTTAGCTCCAGATGTGGACTTGATTTTTTCAAGTTCTTCTTCAACCAATGATTTTGGAGCCGTATAATGAACCGCTGTCTTTCGATAAATTAGTTTGTTATCTACTTCATAACGATTCATTAATAAATCCAACACCTTATGCACATCAAGCACTGACATCGGGTAAAAACAATCTTCGGTAGCCAAGTCAGTCATCACAAATTTCAATCCCAAGTCTTGACAATATGCGATTAAATTTGAAACCGGATAATTGCTTCTGCCGGATTTGATGGATTGGACAGCGTATGCCGAAAGACCACCTTTGTACACCTTATCTTGCGATACCGCTTTAAGTTTCTCTGCAATTTGCTCTTGATTCATCTATGGATCGTTCTTTTAATTGTATTTACTATTCCAATAATATCATTTCTTACCAATTCATAATTAAAGGCATCTACTTTCTGACATTGGTCGATAAGAGTTTCAAACTCATCATTGGCCTCAGATAGGTCAGATATATTTTCTGACAGCGAATCGTTGCCGGCAGAAAACTGAAATGATTCCGGCCTGTTATCAAGTGCTTCCTCTTCCTCATCCATACACTGCTCAACTTTAATTTGTGCATTTCGAATGATTTTTAATGCAGCCTCCTTGTCTATTACCGGGTCTCTCAGTCTTTCTAAATCATCCAATACAAGATGAAGTACATTTCTTCGTCTTTTATTCATACTTTTTGTTTTTTAGAACTTTACTGAAAGGCAATGCAAAGTTATAAAAAGTTTTGCAACCACCTTTCAGCTTAAAATATTTATTCTGTCTGTTTGCAAATAATAAGTTCTTCGGCATACGGAAGAGATTCTATCCATTTGCAGAACATTCTCCATTCTGGAAGCCTGTGATTCCTGCGTTGCAAATAAATTGTTCGTAGCTGCTCATAATTGGTTGATACACGCATAAATAGCATAACCCCTTGCGGACAATTGGAAAGAACTTTCATAAAGTTATCTTCACACTGATTGGCATTATAATCGGAGATAAGTTCTTTCATCTGCCGTTTACTTTGTTCAGTAACCCACTTATTGCAACATTTATCAAAATCCATTTGCATTAGCCTGTGCATCTTTGATGATGAGGTTACAATATCGAACCAATGATATCTTTGCATTTCAGGAGATATGTAATTGGGATACTCAATATCAAAGCTAACACGGATTCCGGTCCTAAAATTGGCATGGCACCTTATTTCCCCGATAGATGCTTTACATAGTTTTTTTGCCCGTTCAAGACTTTTTTCAAACTCCTCATCAGTATATTCCGGTGGAACTAAACGCATCGCATTTCTACAAGCGATGACTGATTCTTTCAGGTCATAGACCCTTACATTTGTCACGTTCATTTTTACTATCTATTTTAATTAAGTATGAGACCGTAAATAATAGAGGAATTAACCTTGCATTTTATAATAACAAAGGTTAATTCCTCCAATAATCTTAATGTCGAAAATCATTTCTTAAATGGATCCCAGCCTAAAAAGATTGCAATAAGACCTAATATCAATCCAAGTGGAATCAATGATGTAAGTACCCATATTATTTTCCACCATGGTGAAGGGTCTTCAAATATAAGAAAACCACAACAGAAATAATACCATGCCCAACTCAATCCATACAAAATGCTAATGATTAGTCCGGCAATGCCAACCCACATAAATAATATTCCAATCTTTTTTGCACGCTCTTTCCATTTACCTTCAGATGTTTTTTCAATTGCAATACAGATATTAATTGCAATACCAATTATCATCCATATCGCAAATATTATCCACTCCATAATTTTATGCGATTAAGTTTTCATAAATACATTTCATACACAAATCTCCAATGGCTTCTGATTCCAGTCTGGCAATTACTTCCGGGTCCTCATGCCATCCCCACTCACGAAAAATGCGGATAGTTTTTTTCTTTTTCAAATAGCTTCCAAAGCACTCTATTTGATTGGGCTTTAATTTGAATGATATTGATGCGGTATTGCTGTCCTTGTCTTTCCAACACGCTTGTTTGTTTTGGAAAAAAGTTATTACACTGAACGGGACAACACCGGACTGTAACCCCATTTGTTCCAGCATCCATTTTCCTTCATCTTGTTCGCCAAAAAATCCACGAGTAAACTCGTTTACATAATAGCCATTAACTTTAACTTTGTCATTAATTTCTTTTCTTTTCATTGTTATTATTGATGGTAATAACTGCCTTCATCAATATATCCGTACCTTAGTCATAACACCATTCAGTGATTTCACAAGTATCGGGGTGTATAAAACAAATAAGTTCAACCTCTCCATCAGGCGTATCTGATGTGTGCAATGAAACGGCTTTAATATGCCCGCTATTTGTGTCATCGTTCCAGCAGATATTAAAATCGACTCCGACATAATCAGAACTGGTCGCCATGTGGCTACGGTCAAGTTCGACTTCACAATATATAATAGAGTAATCATCGTCAAAGCCGTTATCACGTTCATACGAATTTAAAAAGTTCCACAGTTCTTCGAATGTTTTTGCTTTTGATATAGCTTCTTGAATAACTTGTTTTGCTTGTTCGTATGCGCTTTTGTTGAAATTGTTGTTAAACAATTCTTGTTGTTCTTTCGTTAAATTTATTCTCATGATTTATTGTTTATATATTAAACATTTAACCTTGCACTTATTGCTAAATGGAATATTTTATCAAGATTTTTTCTCATTTCTTCCGCATATTCAAATAATTCCTCTTTTGAGAGGTCTTTACGTTGCCAGTCAAACATATTGCAATATCTACATCCAATAGCTTCATCTTCAATTTGTTCAAATGTGAATTTATGTGGATTCTCTTTTTTCGTTTTTGATTTATTTTTCATATCTTTACAACCCTTGTTTTTCTTAACTCTCCTGAATATCCATGTGCTTTTAGCCCATTGACAAAGAAATCAACCGGAAGTCTGACATAATCGACACAGGAATAATGAACAGGCTCCCCAACATATTCATGAGCAAGCAATCCATTAGCATAGGCACTTGCTGGAATTTTCATAAGGTCCAAACTTGGATATTGTGTCAATACCGTTTTGGTAATAAGCAAATTATAATCATCACATTCTGATTTATTGGAATGTGGACATTTACCAGCTCTATTTTTAAGTTCACAATCCTTACATAGCTTGTTTAGTTGGGATTGCAATTTCTTGTTGATATTCTGGTTATAGCTCATACGTTTACCACTTTAGAGTATCTTAATTCTCCATTATACCCTCTTCTTCGGAGTTCAGCAAAGATGTTCTCGTCTGTAAAGTCAGCAAGTGTAAGAATTGCTTTATTGCCCTGTTGAGGTATGTAGTTTGCAGGACGTTTTTTGTCCAGTTCTTCTGTTTCTGCTTTCAATTTTGGTCTTGCCATATTTCGTTTTATTTAATTGTCCATGAAGTTGTTACATCACATCTTTCGATTGTGTTATGTTTGGTCGCACAACCTTTACTCAAAAGCTCATCCAAGTATTCTATATCGACATAAATACCAGATTTTCCTCCCCAATAGCTATTTGTTCCAGAAAAAAGAACGGATTTTGTGAATATTTCTACATTTTCCACTATGATAGTCATAGAGCTTCCATTCCATGACTCATAAATGTGCATTTTCTTTCCCCTTGTCAATTTTAAGATTTTAGCTGCATCGTTTTTTTCCGCATCTGAAAGTTTGTTTGGGACATATTTTCTTGCAATCCTATCCAGTTTTTGAATCACTTCGTCAGATTGTAAAACATTCAATTCACCCAAGGATGAAATGAATCCTTTTAGATATTCATAGGCTTCCGTACCAGAAGTTGTGAATTTTTCGTCCTTGTCATTTAATGCCGGACCAAAGCAACCGCAATAATCAGTCAAAATGTCTTCGAGAGTTTTCATATTCAAATTGTCTTTATCAAGTTGTTTATTGGAGAATATTTATCCCGAATAGGTCATCTGGTGTAAGCCGTTTTAATGACCAATTCGGGATTTAATTTGTGATTTATTTTACTTACGCCATTCAGCTTGTTTACGCTCAATGTCAATCTTGTTGTAATTCAAGAAATCTTTTAATATCCCAAATAGTTTATATCCTTCAAAATCAATAGGGGCAATTATATTTTGAAGATATAGTAAAGATGCCGTTTTGTTCATCTTAGGAAATTTACATCCATGAAACAGAATAAGATTCTTCATAGTAAAGAAGGCTCCGGCACCTTTATAAGCATCTTTAAACTTTTTAGATTGCGGAAAGTCATTGGAAATATATGTTTTTTTAACCTCATTGTAGAATTTGTCAACAGCATTGTATAACATGGATGCTGAATGCGCTTTTTGTATATGATTTAACGCTTTTTCTAATGGTGCATAAACTTTAACTTGCAAATCTTCTACAAATACATCACGTCTCTTGAGACGGACGTAGGGAACGCCTTTACATTTTCTAATACGCGTCTTTTTAAGCATTTCTTTGAGTTGGCCAATATAATGTTGAGCCATTTCTATAGCTACCTCCTTATTAAACCATCTGTTACGTTCAGTGAAATTTTCAGGGTCATTGGAAAATAGCTTGGACTGAACACGATATTCTTCTATAACCATATTCCATTGATATTTGTACCCTTTACGATTCAAAGCTTCTGTAAAACCAATTTTTCCATGTGTGTTGTAATCAGTCTGTGTCATCATGTGAAACACTTGTGCCATCACCCATCGTCTAAACAGCCGGCGGTTAGGCACTGTTCCACCATTAATAATATCTGCAAAAATTGGATCATTATCAGGAATGACTATAAATCTTCCCTCAACCAGTCGTCCTACAGCTTCATCACCATTTGAACTTTTAATTGAAAATAGATTTGATACATCTATTCCGATATTTCGGAGAGCGGCAATCTTATCATCAGCCGTCTTACATTTTACAACAACCTCTTTGATAGGACGCTTATTGTTCTTTGATGTTTTATTTCCTTTTTCTGCGATTGACATTTCTGTGCCACATACAGGGCGGTTTGTTTTAATTCTTGGCATAGTTGATATCTTTTAAGTTATTATTAATTTTCTTTCTTTGGTTCAACCCAATCTTTTAGCATGATAAGGTCTTTATGGTAAGGTGATTGCCAAAACCATTTATCCTTAGCAAAATCATCCCATTTTAAAGTGCCGGTCATAATTGCTAACAAGACATAAAGTTCAAGTTTAATTTGGGCAACTTCACGTGCCTCTCCATAAAGCATATCTTCATCAGATAGTTTTTGCTCTGGCAACGCTATAAAATAGTTTTTACGTTTACTGACGCTTCTTTCAGAAGGCACACTGTGATGGTATCGTACAAATAATTGAGTGATAATTTCCAGCGAATATCCATCTTGTTCTATATCACATTCACCTTCATATTTGCCATTTTTAATGACATATTTCCCGTCAATTTTTAAACTTCTTTGCTGAAAATTGACAGAAAATCTGGAGCCTTGCTCCACTTTCTTAATTGTTTCTTCGTAAATGTTGTGCATTGTTGATACTATATTAATTGAATCTCATCAGCTTGGTACATCCCTTTAATTTCTTGATTTAAGAGCTTTAGCGGTCAGGAGACAGAAATTCAGCTTCAGCCATGGTGGTGAACCTGGCTGAGGTGTCTTTCTGGATCCTGAGTTGGTAGAAGCTCATATAAATTTGCTGAACTTGATTACATATTCTGTACTGAATAATGGTTCTCAAAACAATGATGCGTCTCTTTATTAATATGATATATTCCAGATAGAAGTATAATACGACGCCGGATTGGGCCAGACAGGGCTTAAAGCCGGCGTCGTATATGCTTGTTAAATCTGGACTATTGAATTTTGTTTTCTTGAACCATGTCTAACGCATTTTAGTGTTATTATCTGTCATGTCTTTTGGTATGTTTCTTTAATCATGTCGATATGTTCCAGTATTGGAGTCAAATGGACCAGTGTAAGTCATCTCAGATATGAGATGACTGCAACCGGTCCTTGACTATTTATACTGGATGATTAAACGCAAGACCCTTCAGATAAAGCCGCATACTCGGTTTGTTATTAATGAATAGCCAAACAACATTGTGTGTTTCTTTACTATTTTGATATAAAATGATCTGTTATTCGTGGACACATGACGATAGTCTATGTCCTGAATATATGTTGATCGTTTATTAAAATATGTTATTGCGCTATCAATAGTTGCACACCCAACTTTAATTGATTAAGAACTGTCCATATTGTATAATTTAAATTGTATGATGTCAAACTATTAGTATGTCTCTTTAATCGTTTGATAGAAGCCGCCTATGAGTGCAATTTCCGTGTGATAACACGGGGATTGTGCGATTCAGCTTGCTGCTGCGGATTCTTAAATATTAGCTCATTCATCATACACCAGCATACTTGGTTTATTAAAGACTGGCAACAAGCGTTTTGTAAGCCGATTTACTTACTCTCATTGCATTTTGCATACACCCAATAGTAAAGTAACCAGGTATTATTCTTTCTGTTTTTAACCGATTAGCTTTTACATTTTTGCCTATGCCACGTTGTACGCAACCATTAGACTGAGTAGCTACATATCCAAGCCCACCAATTTTATGTTTGCCGGTAGCAACAGCTCTTAGGCAATCCATTATAAACATATTCAAAGTTTGAATGTCTTTTTGGACATTAACAACTGGAAGAATTTGTGTAGCCCAGCTATATTCTCCATTGCCACCATATAAATAACGATTTACGCCATTTATCGCTTTGGCCAATGATATATCTCTAAGTCTAATCGTTCGTGCCTCAATTTCTTTTTGAAAAGTTTTAATTCGTGTCGAACTTAATGATATGTCAGCTCCTTTAATGGAATATCCAAGAAATTTGAACCAACGTGTATGGGCAAGAAATTCTATCTTTTTAGGATTAAGTTTCATGTCATGCTTCATTACTTCTTCCTCCATAATTTCCATTGCCAGTTGATAATCAGGACCAACAAATAGTGCATCATCTGAATATCGAACATACATTCCGTTTAATGTGCTTAAACGCTTATCAAGGTTGAACATTACTACATTTGCGAGCCAAGAAGCTACTGAACATCCTTGTTTTAGCGACTGATAAGAATTTTGCAGTTTGCCATCAGTATCAAAATACCAATCTGAGTGATAATATTTGCGTAGAACATCTATAATTGCGGAATGTCCCCATTTATCTTCTACAGAGTCAAATGCTTCGTCAATAAATCGAAGCGGAACGGAGTCAAAATATTTACTAAAATCTGATTTCCATCCAATCACTTCGCCTTTGGTTTTGCAAATTTTACAAGATATGTCCTTGACTATTTTACCACAACCAATGCCTTTCTGGTATGATAAACAACTTGGATGAATCATTTCCGGCATCAGTTCAAATAACAAGTCATTAGCTATACTAAGAAACACTCTATCAATAGGTTCATTGATATACACTGTACGAAAATCACCATTATCTTTTGGTATTTTAGCCGTATGCGGAGGGGCAATCTCATATTTGCCTTGTTTGATCGCCTTGCACATTTCAACCCGGACTTCTGGTTTTGTAAGTTGATAGAGATGGGCTTTATTAATACTTTTATCCACACCTTTCTCAATTGCATAAACCCAGCGGTCGGTATTGAAAAACATCTTCAATATCTTATCTTCCATATCAATCACATAGTTTAATTTCGTCATTGTAATAATTCAATACCCATTCGAGTAATAACCTGCGGTTTTGGATATCAAGTTCTGTATAGAATTTGATGAGATATGTATGTGGATCTTTTGATTGTGTAGCCAACTGCCATTTATTGACCATGTGGCAGATAGGGCACATCCATTTGATTGCCGGTATAAATTCTGGAACATAAACTATTTCGTTATTATTATTCTTATTGGTATATGGAACAACGTCATAGTTCAGACTGAAATATACCCATTTGTTTATCGCTGCCATAGCGATTCGTGAATTCTCTGTCATAATTTTTAATGTTTAAGATGCCCGTTTTTGAGCGATTTTATGTTTGTTGGATTCTATCAATGTAATTATACGATCTTTAAATGGTGGTACAGAATTATGAACGCCACGACATTGAAGAATCTCCAGATTTTTAATATCCATTTCGATAGTTGCAATAGACACACCATTGACAATGGCGTGCAATATCAATGAATGTTCCTTTTGGTAATACTTGTTTACAAATACACAATGGTGCATTGTATGCCATTCATCAATAAATTCTTTTATACTGGTAAGAGGTTTAACAGTTATTTCTTGATCCTTAAACTCTAAATCAAAGTATCTGGATTTTGCTTTTTGATATTTTTGTTCATCCTTTAATACTTGCTTAGTGTTGGACAAATACTTGTTCTCGCCATCCATTTCACGTTGTCTCTGTTGTTGTCTGCGCACTCTTTCTTCTTTGGCTTGTCTTTTTTGTTGCCAATAGTCATGCGCCTTATTTAGATTGTCAGGACAAATGAATTTTGGATTTCTAATATCTTTTTCCATATAACTTAATGAACCTAACAAATCACACCACATGGACGCATCTTCAACCATATAATTGTTTCGTATTGCTATCTTAATGGATGGCCAATATCTATCAAGATAATAGGGTGAACTCATAAAATATCCTGCAAGCTGAAACTGACCAGCTTTCCATAATGTTTCTATTCTGTTGTTTGTTAGTAAGCTTTTTACAACATTAGATGGATTGTAATAGTGAAAATCGCCATTAAATCCATTCCTAACTAATTCAGGAATGGCATATATACGTCCGATAATTTTACTCGGACAGACTGAATGGGCATAATGTTCTGGGCGAACTTCTAAATCACTGGACCAATCCCAAGAATCCACATAATGGCATAACCAATTTCTTTTTCGACTGACAATAACTTCTCTACCATCAGAAGTAATCCAACGATGAAACGCTTCACTGGCCCACCAAGTCACTTTTTTTCCCTTACGCAAGGTTGCAGACATAAAGTACATTCTTATTACTTGGAAACCTCCGCGTCTTGTAACTGTCGCGAAATAATCTTTGTAAACAATCTTGCGCTTCCGGTCTTTTTCAACTGTCAGTTTTGCGGAGCAATGCGGACAAGTAATGATATCGGCATTGTTTTTATTACCTTTCCATGAATTACCACAATCCATGCAGGTATATTCTCCTTTTGAATTGAGTTTTGCAATATGAGGGACGACATGTTTTTCAACTTGCTTTTTCTGATAATCACTAAGTGGAGGCAGTTTCTTTAAGTTTTCCACTACCATTCTTTGCAGTTTGTTCCTTGGCTTCATTTTAGACTTTATTTGTATTTGTTAGAAAAGCGGAATTTCCAGCACATCAGGCAAATCAGGATCTGTTTTTGTGAATTTTGACTTTCTGGGTTTTGTTTCCTTTGGTTTTGCAATTGTTTTTTCAGGAACGGAAGCGTGTTGTATATCCTCTACTTTATTCTTTGGTCCATTGACAACAATATCATCCTCATCATAATAGTGGATAGCGAGACCATAAACTTCCTCATCAGCACAAGCCACGCATCGTTCATTATTCTTTCGATTTTTCTCTACTTGCTGGAATATATATTTGCAGCACTCGGATATTGACTTGTTTGGCTTTGCATAGCTCTTTGCAAACATCTCATCTTCTTTTGCGAGATTGTCAAGAAAAGTCTTGATTGCCGTTTCAAACGATGTGAAATTCAAATCCATAATATTATAGTTTTATATTTTTGTTATAGAAAGAAGAAAAATGATTTGTGATTAAATTTTAGAGAGTCTTGATTCAACCCGATTCCAAACATAAAATTCTGTTTGGATATTTTGATGGTTTCAATATTTGTTGGCGTATCACCTTTGATAAATTTGGCTAAACGAATTGATACATTTGGGTATGCAACATTGACTACATCATAAGCAAAAATTTGTCTCTTATGTTTGATTATGATAGCATCACCGCCCTTTATGATGGAGAAATCACGATATATTGACATTCTATGTTTCTGCATAAAAGAATGTAAAAGTTCCTGTTTAAATTTGAGAATTAGGTCTGATTTATTTTTATTCAGTTGCGATTCATTATGCTGAAACGTGCTCGCAATGATTCCTTGTAAAGAACCGCCATTTTTCATCAATGAATCAGCTTGTTTCCCCATAAGAGCAAGCACTTTTATTTTTGCTTCTGCTATAGCGATACTGTCTTTGTTTTCAATAATTTTTCTTATTTTATCCCATTCTATGTCCATTGTTCAATTAATTAACGCCCCCTTTATCTCTTAGCTCACTTCGTTCGCAGTCGCTTCGCTCTAAGGGTTGAAGAGATAAAGGGGGTAAGGGTTAATGAAATGCTGCCACGGCACGCACATAGCCGCTGTTCGACACCTTAGTGGTCCAGTGGTTGAGGCGGCCGTCGTCCAGGTACAAGTACCAAGCGTGCGTCGCCGAGTAGTCAGTGGAACTCCAGTACCAGCCATCTTTTATGCGGCTTCC